GTATGTCGTCATGTTCCAGCATGATGATGAGAGAGTGAAAATCTGGCAGAGAGGCAAGCAGTTTATCTCAAAGCTGCAGGGCCTGATGGATCGGTATCAGCCGTTTTCACAGCATGTTTTCGAAATCGAACGGCACGGTGTTGCTGGTGATAAGCAGACGAAATACGAGATCTACTCTATGGACCGTGTTGATCCGTACGATCTTTCAGAAGTCGAGTATCCGCAGATTCTGGGCGGAATTATACTTGACAAGACCGCAGAAGAAATGGAAATATTCCTCGATACAGGTCAGTTCCCGGATACTGACCAGAATTTCGGATCCAGCAATCCGCCTGTTAGGCGTGTAGCAGCTACAACGTCTCGTACTGCTGCAAGTTCTCCTAGCAGAGCGGCTACTCCCAGATCAACACCTACCACTGATCAGCCGACTTCAAGAAGAGCTGCTCCAGTCCCATCGAGAACTTCTGAATCTCCCCAAACCCGGAATGTCATGCAGTCCCCTGTCACAAGAAGAGGCTCTGTGAGGTCGTCTGATCAGGAGGTGTTTTAATTGGGTCTCATAAAGAGCCTGCCACCGCGCGCTACAAAGCAGTCGGATGCGAATATAGTGGCCAAGGCCAGTAAAGTTCAGAAAGTCAGTCCGACCATCAGAGGTAAGGGTGGCGGAACTTATGACTCAATATCAGCCATCGTCAGTGTCGTATCGACAAAGCTCGGTAAGTATAAAGACCAGTACGAGCTACTTAGGGAGGAACGCTCGGTGAGAGAGTACTTCGATGCCATTATATCTAATGGCATCGGAGCTCTCGATACCGAGACTGATTCACTTGATCCGATACTGTGTACTTTGGCGGGGGTGCCTATTTACACCCCCGGCCAAAGACCTGCGTACATCCCACTCAATCATGTCAGTTATATTACAGGTGTCAAAACCAGTGAGCAGGTAGATGAGTCAGTTGTAGCAGAATGTCTCAAGAAATGTGAAGACGCTGGAGTAAAGTGGTTATTCCACAATGCGAAGTATGATATTCGTGTTGTCAAGAATAAGTTAGGCGTGAAGTTAACGCCGTATTGGGATACTTATTTGGCAGCTCGCTGTATTAACCAAACTGAGAGGAGTTACGAACTAAAAGAGCTCCACCTGAAGTATTGCAAGTCGTCAGATTCCGAAGCATACACCTATTCGAAGCTGTTTGAAGGAGTTCCGTTTACTCAGGTTCCTATTACCACTGCATACCTTTATGCAGCTGGTGATGCAAAGAAAACGTATGAATTGTATGAGTATCAGAAAACATGCCTGACACGACGCAAACTTCCGGGTCCGTACTATGTATTCCGTAACATTGAGATGCCGCTCGTTTCAGTTGTGGTGGATATGGAAGATACAGGTATTCGCCTCGATACGGAATATGCAAAGCAGCTTTCTGAGAAGTATCACAAAATTCTTGAAGAGAGAGTTCAGGAGTACTATAAGGTCCTTGAAATGTATCGCCCTGAAATTGAGGCGTATAAGAAAGAAAATCCGAACCATGGTCTTGAAGATCCAATCAATCCGAATAGCCCTAAACAGCTTGCTACGTTCTTCTATGATATATGCAAGCTAAAGTCTCCAAATAAAGACAAGTCTAGGGGAACCGGAGAAGATATTTTGATTGCATTGAAACACCCGTTGTCTTCTGCGATATTGAACATTCGAGAGACTGTGAAGCTCTTGAATACATATATTGACAAGTTGCCCGAGCTTGTAAATCCGAAGACAAATCGGCTTCATTGCAATTACAATCAGTACGGAGCGGATACTGGAAGGTTTTCATCTTCAGACCCGAATCTTCAGAACATACCTTCTCAGAATAAGGAAATCAGGAAGATGTTTAGTGCGTCTGAAGGATACTATTTGATATCGGTTGACTTCAAACAGCAGGAGCCTCGTACGCTGGCACATGCGAGTGGAGACACTGCTCTGATAGACGCTTACAAGGCTGGCAAAGACATTTATGCGTGGATTGCATCATTTATTTACAACGCGCCGTATGAAGAATGCATGGAGTTCAGAGCAGATGGTACGAAGAATCCTCAAGGTAAGAAGCGCCGCGATTCCGTCAAGAGTATCATTTTGGGTAGACTGACAGTTATGCCCCACTATTCAGAAATGGGTAGTGCAAACCTTGTGAACCCTATTACTCAGGGGTGTGCGGCTTAAGCCGTGCTAACGGTGGAACCCTGTACGCACAGGGCAATACCGTGCCAAGTTCATTATTTCGCCCTTTACCTTCTTGGTATCATGTATTATAATGTACTCAAGGAGGTGCTTGTATGGGTGAAATATATATCGTAACCAACACTGTCACGGGCAAACGGTATGTAGGCCAGACAAAATATAACACATCTTATCGATGGAATCAGCATTTGGAAGAGAGTAGGTGTGGTAGGTCTCAATCTTATCTGCACAGAGCAATTCGTAAGTACGGTGAGGACGCTTTTGTCGTTCGTCGAGTGCTTAAGAATATTCCTGACGATGCTCTGGATGAGTTAGAGATTAAGTGTATTCAGCGATATAATACTCTTATTCCTAATGGCTACAATATGTGCCGCGGAGGAGTAGGCGTCAGAGACTATCACCACACTGAGGCCACTAAGCAACTATTGAGAGCAAAACTCTCTCATCCGCGAAGTGCTGATGATATTGAGAAGATAAAGGCAGGCCAGCGGGCTCATAATTGCTTTGAGAAACGGTCTAAGAATATGGCCTGGAGAAAAGCTATATCCGAAAGTCGAAAGGGTAAGTATACAGGACTGGATAATCCTTTTGGAGGAAAACATCATACGCCTGAAACAAAGGCTCGAATTTCAAAAGCGAACAGCAAAGCCGTCTTAATGTGTGATATGGAAGGCAAGATAATCAGGCGTTTCAATAGTTTAGTTGAAGCTCGTGATTATTTGGTTGGTGAAGGTATAACGACCAACAAATCCTGCCAAACTCCTATTAGTAAGTGTTGTAGAGGAGTGGAACAGCGTAAATCGTGTTATGGATTTGTTTGGAAGTATGAAAAGGTGTAGAGACTAATTGTACGCCGGAGGATGAGTTACCGGTGGAAGCGCAAGGCACCCGAAAGGGTGAAGATATAGTCCACACCAACAGTAATGTTGGATTATGTGATCATGTACGGGCGTGGAGTTTCTTCTATTGCAGAGCAGTTAGGATGCTCTAAGAAAGAAGCTCAGGAGATCATCAACAAATTCTACAATGCTTTTCCAATGGTCAAAGTGTTTATGGATAACACCATAGCCAAAGCGAGAAAGGTAGGATATGTCGAAACAATATGGGGCAGAAGACGTGGGCTTCCAGACATTCAGCTTGAACCGTATGAGTTCAAGTATATTGAAGGAAAAGCAGCTACTTTTGATCCGTTAGCATTTGATAGTCCGAGCATTTCCCATGAAGTGGATGATGCCACCAAGGCGTACTATCTCAATAAACTGGAAAAAGCATGGAGGGGTGAAGACAGAAGGAAAGTAATTGAAGAGGCCTACAATAAAGGCATTCGTATCAGAGACAATGGAGGGTTCATTGCAGAAGCTGAGCGTCAGTGCATCAACACTATCATTCAGGGTTCGAGCGCTGATATGTCGAAGTTGGCAATGATAAAGATACACAATGACCCGCAGCTTCGTGAATGGGGCTATCGCATGTTGATACCAGTGCATGACGAAATAATAGGCGAAGCGCCCGAACCGTATGCTGCACAGTGTGCTGAGAGGGTAGCAGCGTTGATGGTTGAAGCTGCCAGTGAGAGAGTGACAGTTCCGATGGCATGTGACATTGAAATCACGAAGGTTTGGTATGGAGATCCGGTCGTAGCATAATATTATCTCAGATGAAGGGGGTTAAAATCCGTGAGTTTATTGAGGAAAGCAGAATGTATAAATATAGATATAGCGCCCAATATTCAGGTGAGTGAGGCGCTCAAAGGATTCCAGCTTTACTTTGCAGGGAGCCAAAATCGTGTAGCTGAAGCATATCTGAGGAAAAGCGGCGCTAATAGACTTGCCAGTCAGTTGTTAGACAGGCCTGTCATCAAAGGATGGATTGAAGGAAGAAGTCGCGGAGAGTGTAAAGGACACCTCTTCATTGATTCTGGGGCATTTTCTGCTCATACTCGTGGCGCTGAAGTGGACGTAGATGCTTATATTGAGTTCATTAACTCTATCGATGAGCATGTCTATCTTTTTGCTCAGGTTGATAAAATTCCGGGTGTGTTTAGGCAGCCGAAGACTCCGCAGCAGCTTGCAGAAGCACCTGAACTCAGCTGGAAGAACTATCTGTATATGCGGGAGCGGGTTAAGAGTCCGAACAAGTTGCTTCCGATATTTCATCAGGGAGAAGACTATAAGTGGTTGGAGAACATGTTGGAAGCTACGTTCGACGGCAAGCATATTCCTTATATAGGAATTTCGCCTGCCAATGACCAACCTGTTGCGGAAAAAGAAAAGTTCATAGATAAGTGCTTTAAAATCATAAAGAGCAGTTCTAATCCAGATGTCAAAACACATGCGTTCGGAATGACTTCGCTAAACCTTCTTGAAAGGTATCCTTTTACCAGTGCGGACTCAACGAGCTGGATAATGAATGGCGCTAATGGAAGTATTATGACGAAATACGGGTCTGTTACTATTAGCGCAAGTAGAAGACACGCACCGGACCACATACTTAATATGCCCAAAGCCGCCCAGCAGGAAATTCAGCAGTACGTTGAAAGTCACGGATATACTCTTGAGGGGTTGGCACATGACTATAAGCAACGTATAATATTCAATATACAGTATCTGTTGGAGTGGGCGAGAAATTACAAGTATAAACCCTCTTCGGTTAAGAGGAGAACATTATTTTAACAAGGAGGAGTGCATGGGATGAGTTATATTTGCTACAATTACGACAGATATTGTCCTGAAGGAGAAGACATCTGTTGCTGTGATTGCAATTTTAGGATCGATTGTGAAGATGCTTGCTCTGAAGCGGATGTTGTTGAATATTGTTCGGAAGCAGAAGAACTTTAAAAAGGAGGGATATAGATGGTAAAGGGATATAAGGTTTTTAATCCTGATTGGACTTGCCACGGCTTCAAATACGAAGTCGGTAAAACATACGAATTAACTGGTGAGTTAAGTATTTGCCGTAACGGTTTTCACTTCTGTAAAAAGGCATCTGATTGCTTCAATTTCTACAGCTTTAACCCTAGCAATAAGGTTGCAGAAGTAATTGCTCATGGAGATGTAATAGAAGACGGTAATAAATGCTGTACTAATAGGATCGAAATAGTTAGAGAAATTTCTTGGCAGGAACTTTTGACAATAGTTAACGAGGGATATGATAATACGGGGTTGTGTAACACCGGTGACAGGAACACCGGTAACCATAACACCGGCGACAAGAACACCGGTAACTATAACACTGGCAGCTATAACACCGGCGACTGGAACACCGGCAACAGGAACGCTGGTGGCGTGAACGCCGGTAGCTATAATGTCGGCGACTATAACACCGGCAACAGGAACACCGGAAACAGGAACGCCGGTAACTGGAACGCCGGTGACAGGAACACCGGCGACTGGAACGTCGGCGACTGGAACACTGGCGGCATGAACGCCGGTAACTATAACGCCGGCAACAGGAACGCCGGCAACAGGAACGCTGGTAACTGGAACACCGGCGACTGGAACGTCGGCGACTGGAACGCTGGTAACTATAATACTGGCAACTGTAACACCGGCGACTATAACACCGGTAACTGGAACACCGGCGACTGGAACGCAACAAATTATTCTTGTGGCGTATTTTGCACAGAGCCACAAAAAATTCTTATCTTCGACAAGCCTTCTGATTGGACTTTAAAGGAGTGGCGAAATTCAGAAGCATGCCATCTTCTAAGTCAAATTCAAACCGTCTTCTGGGTTTCATCTGACAACATGACGCCAGAAGAAAGGAAACTTCATCCTGAACATGAAACAACTGGCGGATTTTTGAAAACGATCCCTCTCGTCGAGGCTGCTGAAAAGTGGTGGAGTAAGCTATCCGAGAGAGAAAAACGAGTCATCCGTAATATACCCAATTTTGACCCAGATAAGTTTTATAAGATTACAGGCATAAAGGTGTAGAGATGAATACAGCGGAGTTTTGTAGTTTCCTTGACAGCCTCCGCTATATAAAATAAAAATAAAAGGAGTTGAGTTTATGATTACTTGTATCAAAGACAGGAAAAGGAACAACGGAAGAATTTCACCGCTTCTATTGATGTTGTCAGTTATGTTCGTATCATTTTTGATGATGTCGAATGTGCTGGCAAACAGAATGGTGCAGTTCGGTCCGTGGGCCATCGATGCTGGAACGTTGACATTTCCAATAACCTATGTTCTGTCAGACGTGTTCTCTGAGGTGTATGGGTATAGATGGTCAAGAAGAGTAACATGGTATGCGACAATAGTCAACATAATCATGGCACTGATGATAGCACTCGCTATCAAGCTACCAGCTCCGGAATGGTTTGAATCTAGTTATTTTCAACTTGCTCTCGGTCAGTCTTGGAGAATCGTTGTAGCAAGTTTAGTTTCGTATTTCTTTGGAGACTGGGCAAACGATATAATTTTCAGATTTATGAAGAAAGAGCATGTTGATATCAAGGGGCTGGGATTGAGAGCTATTGTTTCATCTATCGGAGGATCTATTGTTGATACTTCCCTGTTCGTTATAATTGCGTTCACTGGAAGTATGCCAGCTAATGAGATGCTCCCAATGATTTTAATCAGCGTTGTGTTGAAAACAGTATATGAGGCTATCGTACTACCTCTGACTATACTTGTAGCTAAGAAGGTTGGAGAATATGAGATGGAATATAGTAAGGAGGGAAATTATGCTGGTATTGGTAACTGGAGTTAGTGGAGGGATAGGAACAGCAATTGTTAACAAGTTTCTGGTAGAAGGTCATACCGTCATTGGGATGGATATCATGCCGCCGCATTTTTCATACAAGGATCATCCTAATTATCGACACATATTGGTTGATGTGTGTGGACCGCTTCCGGTGATTCATGGAGTGCAGATCCTTATAAATAATGCGGGTGTGCAGAATACAGGAAAAGATATCGATGTTAACCTCAAAGGTCTCATTGCTGTGACTGAAAAATACGGCATTCATGAGGATATTCGGGCTATCGTGAATATTGCGTCAACCAGTGCGCATAATGGTGCTGAATTTCCGGAATATGCTGCCAGTAAGGGCGGTGTGTTGGCTTATACGAAAAATGTAGCCATGCGGATAGCAAAGTATGGTGCTACCTGTAATAGCATTTCTCCTGGCGGCGTATATACTGAGATGAATGCCCACATTATAGACAATCGAAAACTGCTTCGTGAAGCTCTGAATGAGACACTGTTGGGTAAGTGGGCAACCCCGGTAGAGATTGCAGACTGGGTATACTTCGTGGCGGTTATCAATCAGAGCATGACAGGCCAGGACATCATAATCGATAATGGTGAGATGGCAAAATTTAACTTCGTTTGGTAAAAAAAACTAATATATAGGGAGGATTTAAGATGAGCAAATTTACTATTCCGACGGTAAAATTTCAGGAAATGGTGACAAAAGCATCGAAAGGCGCATCAGGTAACAAGCTCTTGCCCATAACGGGTATGATGGCAATCGAGCTGAAAAACAACGTCCTGATGCTGACGACAACTGATGCAGCCAACTTCCTCAAAGTGAGGGCAGACAAGATCCAGGGAGACGACTTCTATGCGGTCGTTCCGGAAGAAGTATTCACTAAGCTGATCTCCAAGCTGACGTCCGAGAATGTTACACTCACACTGAAGGAAAACAGCGTGGAAGTCAAGGGCGACGGAGTGTATAACATTCCGCTTCCGATGGATGAAGATGGACCGGTTAAGTTCCCGGAATACAAGTTTAAGAAGAGTGGTGAACCCGGCGTTTTGAGCCTCGGTGCAGTCAAGGCAGTTTTGGCAGTAAACAAGGCAGCGGTGGCCAAGACTATAGATACTCCTTGCTTGAGTGGCTATTATGTTGATGACATTGTAATAACCACAAACGAGAATGTCATATGCTTCAACGAACTCAAGTTTCTGGATGATCAGCCAACTCTCATCTCATCCGACATGATGGAGTTATTAGCTCTCAATACTCAGGAAAACATCAAGTATTACAGGGACGGATCGAACCTCCTGTTTGAGACAGATGATGTTATCGTGTTCGGTCCGCAGCATGACGGCATAAATATGTTCCCGGTCCAGGAAGCCAAAGGATATCTGAATGAACAGTTCCAGTCTGTCTGCAAGCTTCCGAAGCTTCTTCTGCAGAATGTGATAGACAGGTTGTCGCTATTCATCGAGCCTTATGACAAGAACGGTGCATACTTTAACTTCACCAAGGATGGA